CTATAATATTGCTTACACATATTCCAGTATAAACGTTTAAAATAGCTAGGTTGTGGTGCTACCAAGTTAGTAATGTCTTCTAAATGTACTTGAGCAGTAGATGTAAAAATCATAGTCTCTCCATTGTAATCGTCAGTTTCACGTTTGGGTTTCTCAACTTGAGCAACCCCCTTATTCCTGTACGATTCCAAGAAGTTGGCATAATCGGTAAAATTTGAGGCTCTATCGCGCATTTTATCTTGACATAACTTAACCATTTCGGTGTAAGTTAGGTCCGTCATAATATCACGGCGGCTAGAGGCATCAAACATGTCAAATCTGTATACTTCAAAACAAAGAACATCTCCAAAATCGCGTCTTGCTTTCGCAGCATCTAATCTATATAGCTTATCACCATTAGCGCTAGTGTATTCCATTTGGTATTCTGGAATAATCCTAACGTTAAAAGCAAAATCTATACGACGAGATACCGCTTCAGGGCAATTTAATGACTCGATTTGTAAACGTTGTAAGTTTGAAGTTAAACATATCAATTTCGGTTCAGCAAATGTATTGTTTTTGTCAAGCAAGGAAGCCATATGACATTGGTACGGAAACATATTTCCTAAGCGTATCATCTCAAACAATTCCGGATTAGGTTTCAATTGTGAATCCTTAATCTGGATAAAGTCATCATAGACAATATACTCTTGATTTATATAACCGTCCCAATACTCTGTTTCAGGCTCTCTTGCATACACATTTTGCTGCCATGTGCTTGGTGGGTCGCCATATACCCGCATCATATCTAATATGAACGGATAAGATAACCCAGTTTTCCCGTTGCCAGAGGCACCAGAAAACCAAACAATGACAGGTTCAGTTCTTAATTTTGACTTATCCGCACCACTCATGTTAGCTTCCGTTAACAAAAGTTTTGCGGCTGGTAAATTTCGGGCGATGATTTCGGTGTTTCCCTTAGAAAGGTTCAGATCTTTACACACACGCATAAGACGTATCCCTTCGGAATACATTCTTCCTGCGGCGTGTTGCGTCTCGAGACTCGATTGAATCTCTCGATGCTTCTGAAGAGTCAACAACTGTTCAAGGTCATTTTCCCACTTACTAACAGAATCAAGGATATCAGAACGCGGAATTACATTCTCACGTTTTAACACAGTAATTTCCATCCAAGTCCATAATTCATTGGTTACGGTATCCAACCGCTTCCACATATTCTCTAGACCAGAAAACGCTCGTGGTATTCTGTCTAGACGCAATATAAATGAATCAATGTCTCTAGATGAAGGTATCTTACTAACCATTAACGAAAAGGAACACAAAGCTAGTAACTTTGCGATTACCATTCCGTCAACGGTAGCAGATTGTGCTGTCGACGTTAAAAATATACTTCGCAATTGCGGAATAATATTTGCAGGCATATCTGATTGCATAAGTGTAGTGACTATGTTCATAAGTACGTCTTGAGGAGACATACCACCAGAACCTAATCTATACAGGTTATAACAAATAGATAAATAACACGCAAATTTCTTCCTAATTCCATCCACGGCAACGCCAGCAACTGAATGCAAGCTATTAACCGCTTCTCCAAATGTTTCGGCAATTTTGTCCAGGGCTTGTATAAATGCAGGATCCATTTGCACATTGGTGTTGACATCAACACCTAACTGTGCAACGGACTGCAGCCGATAATATACATCCCAAGTTTCCTTTGGCGCTAAACAAGGTTTGTCCAAATCCCAATCACCACCAAGTATATACTCAGTAGTAGATATGGGTCTGACCATAACTAGTTTCGCGCAATACAAACCTAAATCGTTAAGAAAACTGTGCTCAATTAGATCTACTGGATTAGTGTAACTTAAATTTCTAAAAAAAAAATGTAAAAAATTTTGCAACACTACTAGAAAATCGTACTGATCTACTAACCGTTCCTTATTAACAAGGGCAGTCATTAAAACAGGTAATTGAGACAAAGCAACCTTAACGTTTATATTAGCACTGTACTTGTAACACTTAAGTGGTACGCGTTCAATGTTAATACAAAACATCAATATTAGAAATGGAAATTTCTGAATATCTGTTTGATCTAAGTATTCAAATCCGTGTCGTTTTAAATGATCTGGATGCCCGATACTATTCAATGTATCCTTAAATAATGGGTAAACCATATTTAAAGGTACAATAGTTCGGGAACCTCTATAAAAAAAAAACAAACGCTCTTGCATTCGTCTTTTGAGTATGATCAACTTACGCGGTTCAAAA